GTGACTACATACGGAAGAGCGATGCCAGTAGCTTCGCCGTCTTCATTCTTGTGTTCGTAACCTTCTAAATCGAGATGAACGTGCATCTCCAATAACTTAAANCGGTCATCNGTNGTTGCTCTAAAGCCNAGCTTTTCGGCAATTTTCTTTTCGATCTCATCCATGACATTGTCTGGGCTGCCAAGGTCAACATCACGGTAAAAGCCTTCATACTGTAGGCGTTTTAATTCCGTTTCTGTCTTTCGCATGACATGGGTAATACGCTCGGCGGCCTCAAGACTGGCGGAGCCATAAGGAACTACCATGTCTTCTGCTGGGATATACATCGACACTTGGCGATCTAACGCTGGGTCAACATAAATCTTTTTAAAGCCGTTNCCTGACANGCCTACACCCCAGAGCATCCGTTCGTGTTCTGGGCGGAACTCTTGCATGCGGTCAGTTAATTCATAGTTCATGTCCGCTACTACACGGNCCATTGCATCTTTTTTCTCTTGGGTTTCTTTNCCAATGATCTCGCCTCTGACGGGNCCAGCCGCTGGGAAAGTTTCCATAATGGTTTCTGATTGGAACTTAATGACTGCCTCAGCCAGTACTGGGTGATAGACACCGCAGGCACCTTCCCACGGTTCAGTACGCTCTTCGATGACCAAGCCAAGCAATTGCAAGCCGTCAACGTAAGTTTGAATCCAGTCTTTGCGGGAATCGATGTCAGATTGAAAGCCTTCTAACAGTTCTGATCCAATCTGTAGCAAGACAGACTCGTTCATGTCTTCCGCTAAGTTAACATTAAAATCCTGTTCTTCTTCCTCAGGCATTAAGTCTATGCCATTGATTTTGACATCTTCTGGATCGGTAATCTCGATTTCNATATCTGGACCATCTAGGTCGGGTAAACCCTGTGGGGCTGCGTACATTGCTTTTTCAATTGACATATGGTTCCTTAGTAATAACCTTTTTTCCGCCTAAATTCTTGTGGCTCATCTGGCTCATCACTTTGCAAGCTAATGAACCCGCCTCTTCTAAATCTCAATAATGCTTGTGTTGTAGAGTCCACCAAGTCATCGTGATCTGAATTGGGGAACGCTGCGAGTTCTTCTACGACTTCTTCCGCCCAGCGTTTTCTTGGACACCAGATCTTGCCAGACGCAAAAAGATCTGATACGCTGTTGACCCTTGATATTTTATCGTTTCCACGGGTCGGCGTAAACTCTTGCACAGGAATCCCCATTCTCCGCAATTCAAAGATCAGCGGGGCACCTGACGCTTTGGCTTCCACAATAAAGCTATCTGGCTCCCAATCCTTGTACATATCGTATGCCCGCTGCTTTAAAGTGGGAAATTCCATACGCTCTTTGAATGCATCTAATAGGATGACATTGGCATCGTTTTTGTCTTCATTGAGATAAAACACGCCCCAGGTCGTACATGCTGAGTAGTCGGCCCGCTCTGATTTGGTAAACGCCGTATCCCATGATTGGATAATGTAGTCACACGCAGGCGGCCTCTCTTGGTCCCAGACACGCCACCATTCACGCTTAACAATCGCACCTTCTTCCGAGGTCGGGTCTTGCTGATACTGTGCTTGCCATTTGGAAAGNGGCAATTCAATGCGAAGCTTGTCTANTTCTTCGTATGACCAAAACTCAGGCCAAAGGGGTTTTTCGTTTTTTTTAATTGCGGGTAGGCTAATGATTTCCCATTCGTCCCCATCCCGATCCACCATTGCCTGGCATATTTTTCCCGTAAGGTCCCTTTTGGACCATCGGGTCATAACAACTACAATTGAGCCACCAGGCTGCAAACGCTGTCTCGGACCTGACGTATACCATTCGTAGACTTTATCAAATACACTAGGATCGCTTGCTGCCAATGCAGCTTCTTGCTCGGAATGAGGGTCATCAATAATGAGCAGATCAGCACCTTTACCAGTAACAGTNCCGCCAACACCAATAGCGAAATACTCGCCATTAGCATTAGTAGACCAGCGGCCAGCAGCTTTAGAGTCTGATCGAAGAGCCACATTAGGGAATACTTTGGCATAGCTATCTCCATCTACAAGGTTACGCACTTTACGGCCAAAGCCCACTGCAAGCTCCGCCGTGTTAGAACATTGAATAATTTTTTTATNNGGAAATTTACCTAGGTACCAAGCAGGCAGCAAGTAACTGGCAAACTCCGACTTCGTATGTCGAGGCGGCATATTAATAATCAGCCGCTTAATTTTCCCGCTGGCGATCTCTTCAAACTTTTGGGCCATGAGAGCATGGTGTTGGCCGTNNATAAAGTTTGGCCACATGGTCTGGACAAAGGACATAAAGTCAGTTTGTCCCGTCTCACGGGTCAGTGATTCCTGATATGCCTGGGCGAGCGGCATGAGCTTTTCCTGCTCATCGGCAGGCAATAGCTTAATGATCTCTAGCAAATCATCCATTGATATTTTTCATTTTCAAATCGGCGGGCCGTATTGAACGGGTCTTCTTGGTGTTACCACGGCAGACACCAATCTCAATNAGGTGCTTCATTTTGCGGGCTACGTTTCCACGGCCCCGCTCCCCAGTCACCGTCATGATGTCATCTATAGTTGGGCCAAAGCCAAACTTTGCCCACCACTGCTCTATGACNAGATAGGTCTCTTTTTGGGCTGGAGTCACATTTTGCTCCAGTTTTTAACGATTAACTTCATTTCCGCCAGCGTGGCACTATTCTTAATCGTATTCGCTCGGTAGGAGATAATCTGTACATTACCTGGTACATACCCTAACTTGGGATTAATCTTATCTAAGGTAGCATAATTATCTGGCATTTTCTTAGTGCCATAATTTTGATAATCAAGTTTGATATTCAATAATGGACAATGAGTGCGTACTAACTCTAGATAATGGGTTACTAATAATTCTTTGCGGGCTTTTTTATGTTTACCCGTTTTTGAGCGGTGAATCCATTTACCAATATCGGTAGTCTTATCGTATGTATTTAATGTAATCCGTTCGGTGCGGGGCTGTATCAAGGCGGCATATTTTCTCTGGCGGCCCTTGTCCCCTACTTTCTCGTAATAGACCCTGGCTTTCTGAAGATGGCGGCACTCTACACAAGACTGGTTAGAAACATATCGTTTGCCCCCATGCCCCCATAAGCAGGGAATACCCTGATAGGTCTTTTTACCTTCTTGGCGGGCTATGTTCCTTGGAGTCATTGCTTACTCATTACCTCTATCTCATCACCAATGAAGTCTTCGATACCTCCGTTGACCGCCAGCTCGATGATCTCATTAGCTAACTCTAGAGCTAACCCGTCCCCAGCTGAAGTCATCATCACTTCCCCAGTTTCGTCATCAATCTCAATGTGAATGCTCGCTATCATAAAAATATACCCCCCCCTATTTTGAATTGGGTTTTATTGGAATCAATTGTATGTCAGTGCCCACTTCAACCCACTGTGGATTTTGTATACCCCCCACCATTGTTTTTTCTGATAATTGAGTGTCAGAAATACTATGCAAGTGCCCAGCCGTACCATCGGGACAATTTGGGGGGTGCCCACTGGCAGGGGGTCGAGTTTTTAGATCATCTTGGGGCTGGGCTGTCGTTTCAGAGATGAGAGCGGCTGACATGGTGTCGGGTTGATCACCTGGGCGAGGGATCTCGACTGCCTCGATGTCTTCGGCTTGGTTGATCTCTGCCAGCAGCTGAGCAGCCGAACGCTTGTCACTGGTTCTTAGGCTGGAGCTGTTACTGATTGCCAGCTGAACCGCTCTCATGAGCTGATCTTTCAGGCTGCCTGAGTCGAGACTGTGGACGACCTCACGCCGCTCACTGAAGAGAGCCACCTCTGACATCTTGCCCACCAACTCAAGAGCCTTGAGCTGCTGAGCGGGGGCGATTTCAGCAGAGAGGGCGAGGCTGGCAAGTTTTTGAATTGCCATCTCCCTTAGACGAGCGGGGAGAAGATATTCCCTCGCCTCTTTTGCCGCTTCCAGTGCCTCGATGTAGGTGCTCACATTGGGACGGCTTGCGACCTTCTGAGCGTCACGGCTTGCGGTGGTAGGTTTGCCCTTGTGATCGTAGGCTCTGCGATACGCCTCGGTCTTGTTTCCAGTCTTGACTACACTCTCAGCGAATGCCTTCTCCTTCTTGGTGAGCTTGACTCCATTGGTACCCACGGCACCCAGCAGCACTTGCTCAATGGGCACTTGCTCCAGTCCTTCCTTGATCTCTTTGCGGGTGAGTTTTTTCATCGGTATTCGTTAGGTATATCCAAGCACACAGTATAGGGCGGGTTGAGCTGTTTGGCTAATCGGATGGGGACGGGATTAAGAAAGCATCTCTCTTGTTCTCTCTCCTACTGGAGCAGCTGCCACACTGTCGCCCTTCGGGCTGATTGCCGCCGCCTTCGGCTGCCGACCGCTTTTCTGCTGCCAGTCACGCATCAGAATGCCTTGCTTTGTTTTTTGATGGAAGACAGGCTCACAAGATCGCCCGCAAACTCACGCCCAGTAAGGCTGAAAATTTATTTTCAACAACTTACAACAAAACACTTGACAGGTGTTTAGGTCTTCCGAGTAAAATCAGGAGGTCACTAGGTGACATCATCATCAACTCAACTGCTAGGAGTAATCATGGAAACAAAACAAGTGCAAGAGCTGCCCCTCGGAGAGTTTGTTAAGCGTAAGGCTGACAGCTCGAAAGTCTATCGCCGTGCTGAGTACGATCGCAGCTTAGGTCGTTATCAGCTGGACGACTGCGAGGACTGTTCCCGTGCCATCTATGTTAAGCATGGCACACCCCTATTTTTTGGCTTTACTTACTAAGGAGCATTCATGAAAATCAATCATTTATCTATCAGCTGGGGCGTTTCCCGTGGGCGTGATACTTACGGCTATAACATATGCCGCCTCGATTCCCGCCAGTCAGGCAGCCGTTACAAGTGCATGGGCGGAGGCTATGACATGGTCGGTACAGTGTTCGGGGACTGGTTAGAGTGCGAATATCAGCGGGAGCTTGTTGAAATGGTCAAGCCGCTGCCTAAGATCCCTTATGGCACTGGTAAGCGTTTGCAGATTGCCGAGGATGTAAACCCCAGTCTTTACGGGCTGACCATCAGAGAGGACGGCTCAATCGCTCTTGATGGTGGTTGTGGCATCTCTTCAATGCAGCGGATTGCCGAGCGTTTAGGCTTGGAAGTCCAATGGGAAGGCAACAAAAAAGGGCACACAATCGGTTTTTTCGTGGCACCTAAAGAGCTGGAGGCTGCATGATGGATAACGCTCATTTTTACGGGTGCAACGCTTGGGAATGGAAGAGCAGCCCTGACCTGTACGAGGTTCTTAACTGGTTCAAGAAGCAGAAAGACCCTTATTCTGTGTGGCTGGTTCCCGTGGCTGATGGCGAGCCGTACGAGATCCGCATGTATGCTCCCCAAGTCGAAGGCTCTCAGCTGTTGGGGACATGGAAAAAGGATAAGCCTTACCAGTCAAACTGATGAGCCTTGAATAGGCGAAACCCCTTCGGGGGTCTTTGACAAACTGCTAGGAGGTGAAATATGCATTATGAGACATTAGGAACCGAAGAGCTGGACGGGTTTGAGGTGGTGCTGTCTGTTGCTCCTGAAGACCTACACCCAGCCGACTGTTTCGATACGAGCACCGACCCCGAAACGGGCAAGCCTTACTGGGACGCTGATGAGATTTGCCGCAAGATTGACAGCGGCAGCCTGTGTTGGTTTGTGGCACGGGTTCAGGCTTTTAAGGCTGGAATTCTACTCGGTGAAGATTATCTCGGCGGGAACCTATACGAAGACCCAGCCGAATTCTTGACGGAGTCAGGAGGCTATTATCAGGACATGAGGGACGCTGTTCTGACGCAAGCGAGAGCCGCCATTCAAAAATTGACGGAGGCAGCATGACCGATTCCAATCGTATGCATTACGCATTAGCCGCAGCGTTCGCTCGTGGCATTCTTGACGGGGAGCAACTCGCTCTCTTTTTAGCCATTTACAAGGGGAAGAAATGAAAACAATGACACTCAAATCCTATGACGCCGTGATCCGTTGCGAGGACGGGGAGGAGTACGCCGTCAATATCGGGGTGCTGGATAGTGAAACGCCTTACGAGGCTTATTGGGACAGCTGGATAGATCCTAGAATCTATTTCAATATGTCTCCTGATGAGCTGGAGGCTCTTGCGGTAGGGGACGAGATCGCTGAGGGCGATATCTTGCTTTTTATCGACAAGGAGCCATCTATCATGACGGCTGAATATGATCCGCTAGAGTATGAGGAGACAGTATGAGCCAGTGGGACTATATCTATCGCTCTGTCGCTGAGTTATGGGAGGGGCTGCTCTCCTTCGGAGTGATAATCGCCGCCTTCTATGCCCTGTGGTTGGCGTTTTCTGCCATCTATCGGGCGTTTCAATAATCAAACTGACGAGGCTTTAAGAGCCGAAACGGGAGCAATCCCGTCTTTGATCAACTGCTAGGAGTCAAAAATGAAATATGAGGTACAGCAAGACACGATCTGCGATGGCTGGGTGAATACTTGGCATGAGTATGACGATGACAACAATGAGGTGCCAATGCTATTTGATAGCGTGAAAGAGGCAAAATTAGAATTGAAATCTCATTTGTCAGATATGCGGAAAGCCTACAACATGGGTGATATTTCAGAGCCTTATGCTGCCGAGGAATTTAGAATTGTGGAGGTGGAAAATGCCTAAATACAATGTTTTGATTACTATCAATCAATATGTAGAAGTCGAGGCAGCAACTCATGAAGATGCCGAGATGGATGCATATAAGGCTTATAAACAAGGGAAGATTGAAATAGATCAGCACCCAATTTTTATTTGTGAAGAAGCCGATCTTATTGAGGAGGAAATTGATGAAAACTGATCTATTGGTTTGCCATGAGGTTTGGTTTGGTGCCATTGAGTTTGGGGAGTTTATCAAGGGGCGGGACAGTTTTTCTTGTGCCCTGATCCACGAGCTGCATAACATCGTAACCATGCCCGAATGCGAGGCTGATGACTACATGGTGGCAAATCGCTATGACGGCTATTTAATCCCCAGTCTGTTTGATGGGGAAATTTACTATTCAAGGAGAGCAGCATGAAAAAATTCTATGTATCAGGTTCATATTTACAGCACTTTGAGTGCTTTGTAATGGCAAACAACGCCGCAGAAGCGGAAGAAATCGCATTATCGGGGGATGCTGATTATATGATGAAGGATTGTGATGATTGGTATATTGATGATGTGGCTATTGTGAGAAAACAGGAGGCAGCATGAGAAAGATCATTATTGAAATCCCTGACGATGTGACGGAGATTGCCGCCGTGGATGCTATCAAGCGGGCATTTGATCCTGACTGGATGGCGAGTTGGTGGCATATTGACGATGTTGTAATGAGTGATCCCGATAGAGATGACGATTGGAATAGCGACTTATCAGAGGAAGAATGCCGAGAAGTGTTGAGGCTTGCGGATAAGTATCACGATAGCGGCATTGGCATCAATTGGGATGTTTTAGAAAGCTGGATTAACCATGTTAAACAACAACGCAAGGAGGCAGCATGAAAACATTTAGAATATTAGCAAGCTACACCGCTTATTGCTCATTGAATGTTGAAGCGGAAAACATTGACGAAGCTCGAGAAATTGCTCAGCAAACCGACGGAGGAGAATTTCATTCTGACGAATACGGAGATTGGAATATTGATGATGTGATTGAACTACAAAAGGAGATAGTATGATTACCTATAAAGTGTATTTTGAGCTTACTGTTGCAGATACAGACGCACCGCCGAGCGATTGGCTGCCCTACACCATAGATCAGCAGCTAGAGCGTGGCGAGTCGCTGGATAATTTTGAATGTCAGGAGGTCTCATGATTGATATTGACAAGATGACAACTGGCGAATGGATTAACTATCGCTATGACCTGATAGATGCACACTTGGCCAAGGGATTGCCTTTAATACCAAGTCCTGATTGTGGGTCGTGTGATGTAGTAAACGACTATATTTGTTTTGATTGTGAGTGTTATCAAATTGATAAAGGGAGAGAAAATGCATAAGAATGACAGAGATGCCGAGCAGTGGATGGCAGCAAACGCAAAATGGCAATACAAACGCTTAATAGCAGCCAAAGAGTCTGGAGCTGCTCATTATGTGGACGAAACGGGTTATGTAATTATTGATAAGGAGAAAAAAGATGGACAGAACCAAACTACTGACAAGGTGTAAAGAGCTGCGTAGCATGGGCAGTTTTGCTGAGGCTATTGCCGAGGCTGCCTTGTGTGCGGACGATAAGAACCTAAAAATCTTGATGGATGCATTCCCCAAGCTGCTTAATCCTGAGTACCCACGCTTTGCCAGTGAAGAGTGGTGGCTCAATGCCAAGATTTTTGGTAATCACGAGCTGGAGTGCGGAAAATGAATTTAAGCCGATGTAAAGGCAAGGTTCCAATCTTTATGGGGGGCGATGCCCCCTATAAATTTGTGGAGTTCCCAAGCCGCCAAGAGTTTGACAGACTGTTTCGTTCCAATAGCAAAGGATTGCGTGAAAAATACTGGAATGTGCTAAAAATGCGGGCAGAAGGTCATACGCTACAATCTGTTGGTAATACCTACACACTAACCCGTGAAAGAATCAGGCAGATTGAGGCAAGGTTTTTAAGGAAAGTAGCAACTTCTTTAATGACTGAGACGCTTTGAAATTGCCTACCCGCATATGGTAATCGTTGAAATCCTCCCCGATT